ATACTGCAATCAAATTTTATATCGATGAAAGACTGGCTCAGCTTGCGTCTGAGAAGATTGCAACGCAGGAAGAGGTCCTAAGTTATTTAACTTCTGTTATGCGTGGAGAAATGCAAGAACAGACCTTGATTAGCATTGGAGAGCTAGGACAAGAAATAACGGATATAGACGTAGGGGCTAAGGACAGGATTAAAGCTGCTGAGCTTTTGGGCAAACGGCATAGACTTTGGACAGATAAGGTAGAAGCTGATATTTCTGGAACGGTGGTGTTTGCGAATGAATCAGACATACCAGATTAAGCCAAATGATATTGTTGTAGATCTCCCCAAAATGGTTGGCAAAGGCTACGGTCAATTTTGGCGTTCTCGCAATTTCTATCGCGTAGTGAAAGGATCTCGTGGTTCGAAGAAGTCGAAGACTACAGCGCTGAACTTTATAACGCGTATTTTGAAATATCCTTGGGCTAACTTGCTTGTAGTGCGTAGATACTCTAACACGAATAAGCAATCAACTTATACAGATTTTAAGTGGGCTGCTAATCAATTGAAGGTCGCTCACAAATTTAAGTTCAATGAGTCCTTGCCTGAAATCACAGTTAAAGAGACAGGGCAGAAAATATTGTTCCGCGGTTTGGATGATGAGTTGAAGATCACATCTATCACGGTAGATGTAGGGATACTCTGCTGGTCATGGTTTGAGGAAGCTTATCAAATCGAAAGCGAAGACAAGTTTAGTACAGTTGTCGAGTCTATCCGTGGTAGCTTGGACGCGCCTGACTTTTTTAAACAGATAACGGTCACATTTAATCCGTGGAACGAAAGACACTGGCTTAAACGTGTCTTTTTTGATAAAGAGACGCAGAGAGCGGATACGCTATCGCTCACGACCACTTATCGATGCAACGAATGGCTGGACGAAGTCGATATCAAGCGATATGAGGATTTGTATCAAACGAACCCTAGACGGGCTAGAATCGTTTGCGATGGTGAGTGGGGCGTGGCTGAGGGGTTGGTATTTGAAAATTACAGCGTCCGTGATTTTGATATACAGGACACGATTAAGCGAGTAGGAGAGACTGCTGCCGGGCTTGACTTTGGTTTTACGCACGACCCCACTACTTTTCCTCGATTGGCTGTTGATTTAGATAAAAAAGAGTTGTGGATATATGCAGAGCATTACGAGCATGCTATGACCACGGAAGATATTTACCAGATGATTGCCAAGAACAACATGCTAAATGCTGAAATTACAGCAGATAGTGCAGAACAGCGCTTGATAGCAGAGTTGAGGTCTAAAGGCGTGAGGAGAATACAAGCGTCTGTGAAAGGCAAAGGCTCAATCAACGCTGGCATAGACTTCATGAAGCAATTTAAAATCTATATCCATCCGTCTTGCGAGAAGACGATAGAAGAATTTGATACATACATCTACAAGCAAGATAAAGACGGCAATTGGTTGAACGAGCCCATCGATGCGAATAACCATGTCATCGATGCGATTCGATACGCTTTAGAAAAATATCACATCGAAAGAAAATCAACGCAAGACCGCATGAAGAACGCATCTTATTATTTCAGGAGGTAAAATTGGAAGTAAAATTTTTAAATGGCACACGCTTTGACAGTAGATCAAACGAGCATTTTATGATGATGACAGAAGACTTCGAAGTCATCGAATACGGTTCCGACAATTGGATTGAGCAGTTGAAGCGTTATGTGAATCGTCACAAAGCAGAGCAACAACCGCGATTGAAAGAGCTGAAACGTTATTACAAGGGTGATAACAATATCAAGTATCGACCTGCTAAAACAGACGAGACTGCGGCAGACAATCGCATTTCTAGTGACTTTGCTAAGTACATCACCATTTTTGAGCAAGGGTATATGCTGGGAAATCCGGTTGAGTACAAGAATAAAAATGAAACAATCCTCAACAACATCAAAGGCTTCTCTGCTAAAAACAATGAGAAGAAGCACAATTCATCAATCAAGAAAGATTTGTGTGTGTATGGCCGTGCTTATGAACTTTTGACTGTAACGAAACGAGATGACAAGGCTTGGGTCAAGCTGTACAAGTTAAAACCAGAAGAGACTTTTGTTATCTATGATGATACATACGAGCAAAACTCGCTCATGGCCGTGAACTACTACGATATTTACTATGGAGATAGCAAGCGTAAGACGATTATAAAAGTCTATACTGCAGATCATATATATAGCTACGAGTGGAAGTCCACAGATAGCGATAAAATGGCGCTCAAGGACGAGCGAGAACATTACTTCAAAGCTGTACCGGTCAATGAGTACAGCAACAACGAGGACCGCTTAGGTTCTTATGAGTCGGTTTTGGACAACATCGATGCTTACGACTTATCACAGTCTGAACTTGCAAACTTTCAGCAAAATAGCAACGATGCCATCTTGATGATTAAAGGTAATCCGTACACGGGAGCAGAGGAAAATGACTTTTTGGAAGATGGACGAATCAATCCAAATGGTCGATTGTATGTATCGCAGGCTTACAAGAAAGCGCAGGTCCTCATCTTGGATGATAATCCAAATCCGGGTGGAGCGAACCCAGACGCTAGCTATTTAATCAAGTCGTATGATAGCAAAGGCGCAGAAGCATACAAGCAACGACTTGTGAATGATATCTTACGATTCACATTCACACCCGACACGCTTGATAACAACTTCTCAGGCACGCAATCTGGCGAGTCGATGAAGTACAAGCTTATGGCTAGCGATAACTACAGGGAGCAACAAGAAGACCTATTCGAAGCTGGTCTTATGCGTCGCTTGCGCTTAGCTGTAAATATCTGGGCGATTCAAGGAAACGAAAATACAGCTTATGAGTTAATCAATGAGACATCAGTAGTATTTAGACCTAATATCCCGCAGAACGAAAAAGAAATCGTTGAGATGATTAAGTCGCTTTACGGAATTGTTAGTGACCAGACTATTTTCGAATTGTTAAATCAGGTAACGGGAGTGAATGCTGCAGATGAGCTAGAACGTTTGAAAAAACAAGAAGCCCTAGAACAACCTGAACCACGGTTAGATCCAGTAGATGAGGTGGTCGATGATGAACGAGAAGCTGAATCAAAACCATCTTGATTACTGGTCAGGCCGCTCAGATGAAATTTTTCGCTATCTAGACAAAAAAGATATTGATTTTTTTGCTGAATTAAATAAGATCTATCAAGAGCAAGCTAACGAAATGCAAAAAGCTTTTTATGATTTTGTTAGCAAGTATTCTGAGAACGGCTCGATGAGCTATCAGGAGGCGCTACAGCGACTGAAAGGCACCGACCTATCAGATTATCGAGAGAATGCTAGAAAGTATCGTGAGCAAGCCGAGAAAGATTCAGAATTGCTTAAAAGGCTGAATGAGCAGTACACAACTGCACGCGCTACAAGGCTAGAGTCATTACAACTTGATATGCTTTTTCGTGCAGGTATAGCGAGAGGGATCATTGCTGATAAATTTGAAAGCTATCTGCAAAAAACGGCTCTTATGGGATATAAAAAGGCCATGAGTGGTCGAACTGGTACAATCAACGAACCAGCACTAAAAGAGTTAGTGAAAACGCCGTTTAACGGCTACAACTACAGTCAGCAATTGTGGGGCAATACAGATAATCTGGTAAAAGATTTAAAAAAAGTCCTGAAGACTGGTTTTGTTCGTGGGGATCACCCTAGAACAATGGCGCGTGATTTGGCACAGAAGTACAAAGTAGCCAACAACCGAGCCGAAACACTCATCAGGACAGATGGAACGATGATTGTCAATCGTTCCGCTATCCAACGTTACAAGGATGCAGGGCTGAGATATTATCGTATACTGGTCCATCTGGACAATCGGACAACTGAAATCTGCAAGAAAATCCACGCAGAAGATAAGCGGTATTTGATTGACGAAATGCAGGCGGGAGTAAACGCTCCGCCTTTTCATTTTAACTGTCGGTCAGGTGTGATACCGGATGAGGAAGAATTGAACGGCGATATCAAGGCTCACGAAAATGATTTTGAGAAGTTAAGAGATGATCTTGCTAATTTGTGGGATGATATATCAAAAGGGAACATACCTTACGATGGTATCAAACGAAGTCTTGCGGAAAACTATATCATTGGACAATTGCCTACAGTTCCGGGTACTGAGGAATTACTGAAGAATGTACAAGTTACTGGAAAAAATCTAGCAAAAATCTTAGAAAAACATGGCACAGAATTCCCATTGGAGCAAATGCTATTGTTGCAAGAATTAGTTGCTAATCCAGATTATGTCGCCGACAACTCTGGTCATCATAACAATTCGGTACTGCTCTATAAAAAAGTCCCTGAACGCTTGAAATATCTAATGGAAGCAGCGCTAATACAAAAAGATGATGGTAACTACATCATCCACTATCATAAAATTAAAAAACAAAAATTAAATAAATTGAAACGCGAGCAAAAGATACTTTACTCTAAGGATGATATGTGATATACTTAGAGTAGAGATAGAGGTTGAAAAGTATCCGCCTCCAACGCGCCACTTAGCTAGTGGGTCGAGAAATGCGGGCGACATTCGGCGGTCCCGCCTATCTTGCGCTTAGATAGTAATCTAGGCGCTTTTTTGTTGTCAAAAAGGAGATAAAATGATTATTTGGAATTTAGTATTCATCACAGCAGGCGCCATCGTCCTGCTTATTTTATTAGTTATTGGCTACATCGTATTAGCTGGATTGCTTGAAGGCGCTAAAAATGCGTTAGCTAGTAGCAAGAAAGGACGACATGAGCAAAATACAAGTCAGAATTGAAGATATTAGCTTTTCTGCTATGGCCAAAGAGAGGAGACCTACAGTAAAACTCGAATTAGGCCTAATCGGTGGTAAGATAATTGATTCGATTGATGTCTTGCCGAAATTGATAGAAGATATTTCGAAATTAGAATATGAGGTGAATCATGAACAAACGGATTAAGAAAAAAGCGTCTAAAAGACGCGCAATTGAAAGACAGAATGCTGTATTGGCTGCTGAAGTGGCCTCACTAAAAGCTACAGTCAATAAGCAAGGCAAGATGATTGAAGAGATGCAAAACGTCAACTCTCACAACGTCCAAGCAACAAATGAGCGCTTTGACAAGCTGGAAGCTGCCAACGAGAAAATGAAGCTTGATTTGGATAAAGCTGTCGTTTCGTTTAGCAAACAGAAAAAGTCAAGTTGGTTTGGTAGAAAGTAGGTTTCAATGAATAAATACAAAAAGCTAATTGGATTGATCGAAGATAATCATTTTGAGATACAATCTAAAAAATGCCACGATTCACTAAGCGGTTGGACCGGCAACAAGTTGTGGATTGTTGATAAAGAAAATGGCAATAAAATCTTTGATTTATCAATAAATGGTTACTGTTTTAATGATGAATCGGTTCAGAAAGCTATTAAAAAAATTGAGAACTATCTATCTTTGAAAAAAATGGATACTTTTGATGATTTTAAAAGCTGGGTTGAAAAGAATGTCGTACCTAAAGAAACGGAATAAACCGCTATAAATCACTATAAATCACTATAAACCGTATGGAATCCCGTACGGTTTTTTGCTTGTCCAAACTTTGCTGAAGACGTTAAAAGCTGTACTGTTTCGCCGCCGGGCGTAAAACGAGACTATCGAGTGGCGACGTAATCGCTGGAGGACAATTATGTCAGAAGAAATCAACGGAACTACTACGACTGTGGATCAAACTGAGACCGTCGACACTCAGAATGAGAAAGCAGTAGATGTAGAGTCAAATGCAGATAGCGAGAAGCACGAACGCACTTTCACTCGCGCTGAAATCGGAAAGATGTTGGCTGCCGAACGCACCAAGTGGGAAGCTGAGCAAGCAACGGCGCTTGAACAGGCTAAAAGCGAAGGTGAACGACTAGCAAAGCTGACTAAGGACGAACGCGCTAGAGAAGAAGAAGCGAAACGAATCGCAGAATTAGAAAAGCGCGAGCGGGATATAGCCGAGCGTGAGATGAAGCTGGCCACTCAATCTCTTTTAGCAGATGAAGGGTTACCACAAGAGTTTTTGGATCATGTGCTGGCTCCGACTGCTGAAGAAGTAAAGGCTAAAATCACAGCTTTGCGAACTGTATTTGATAGCGAAGTTGAAAAGCGTGTGAACGAACGACTGGTTCAGAGCGCGCCGCGTCGTGGTACTACAACAGGAATCACGAAAGAACAAATTATGGCAATTGAAGATACTGACAAGCGTCAGGCTGCGATTGCTGAAAATATCAATCTTTTTAGAAAGGGCTAGAATATGGCTGAACAAAAACTAACTACTATGGCTAACTTGGGCGAAATCAAGTCTATTGATTTTGTCAACAAGTTTTCCAAAAACATCAATGACTTGCTGACACTTTTGGGCGTCACACGTCGTCAGGAACTTACAAATGACCTCAAAATCCAGACTTACAAATGGACTGCTGATGTGGATGCAACAAATCCGGGAGAAGGGGAAGACATTCCGCTTTCTCAAATGGTTCGCACTAAAGACCAAGCGCACGAAGTGGCGTGGTTCAAAAAACGTCGTTCTGTATCTGCTGAAGCAATTGCTCGCCATGGAGCGTCTGTTGCTATCACAGAAGCTGATACACGATTGATGCGCGAAATCCAAAACGGAATCAAGGAGCAGTTCTTCACATTCTTGAAAGCTAACCCGACAAAGAACAAGGGTAAAGGTTTACAAGGTGCGCTTGCTCAAGCGTGGGCAAAAATCGCAACTTTCAATGAATTTGAAGGATCTCCAATCGTTACTTTTGTGAATCCGGTTGATGCTGCTGAATACCTTGGAAACGCTGGTGTAGGCGCTGATGCTTCTAATGTATTCGGTATGACTTTGCTTAAGAATTTCTTGGGTATGCAAAACGTTATCGTTATGAACGGTGTGCCAGAAGGCAAAGTGTATACTACTGCGGTGGAAAACCTTGTGTTTGCATATTTGGATGTAGCGAACGGAGATCTCGGTGGATTGTTTGCTGACTTTACAGATGAAACTGGTTTGATTGCAGTTGCTCGTGACCGTGCATTGAAGAATCTTACATTCGAATCTGTATTCTTTGGTGCTAACGTGCTATTTGCTGAAATTCCTCAAGGTGTTGTAGAAACATCTATTGAGAAACCTGCAGCTGCAGGTGTACCAGGAGGTTAATGAACGATGGCGATTGATAAAACTGAGATTTTGAAAGAAATCAAATTGTTAAAAGGGGTAAGCGATACTGCGCAGGATGACTTGCTGAATTTGACCATCAAAGAGAGCACAGAGCGCATCCTTGCCTTTGTCAATCGCTACTCTGAAACATCAATTACGGAAATTCCAAATAACGCAGCCTACATCGTCCGCGACGTGGCTATCAAACGATTTAACAAGCTGAATTCTGAAGGCGCTAAGGCTGATAGTGAAGAAGGAAGGGCGTTTACATGGGAAGACAGCTATTTGTCTGAAGATGATAAGCAAGCCCTTATTTCTTTAGCTAGCAAGCGAAAAGCTCGAGGAATTGCTCGTTTTATCTAGGAGGTGATTCTATGATTTATAGCCAAAGAGTTATTTTAATCAAAGAAGCTGAGCCTAAAGATGAACTTTTCGGAGATACAACCCAAAGTGAAATTGGCCCTTTACCATGCCAAGAAAGTTCTCTGACAAATGCAGAACAGATCGGCATTTTTGGGAAGTATAACCTGGATAGCTTCAAGTTACATCTTCAAGGGATTCACACTGATTTCTCTGAGGTTGTATACAAAGGCAAACGTCGTAGCATCCAAGGGAAGAAATATCACAAAAATAGCACGGTGATTTATCTATGAGTCTTAATTATAAAGTAAAAGGGCTTGACCGATACATTCGTACTGTTGATCATAAGGGAAAAAAAGCAAAGTATGCTGTCGATAAAGTTTTAAATCGTTCAAGTTTACGAGTGGAACGTTTAGCTAAGCTATACGCTCCGTGGGACACGGGTTGGTTAAGCGAAAGCATATACTCGACGCAAGAAAAAATACTTGGTTATCAAGTTATTTCGCCTGTTTTTTATTCGATATATGTCGAGTTGGGAACACGTAAAATGGCCGAACAACCGTTTATGGAACCAGCGATGAGAGAGGAATATCCAAAATTGATGAATAACCTTAACAAAATGTTTAGGAAGTAGGTGGCGATGAATTCTCCAACAACCGAACTATTAAATAGCTTAAGAAATAAGTTGGAAACCTTGAATGTTCCAATCCATTTTAAGTTACCTGATGCGTCCGTAGCCGAGCCTTTTTTGGTAATTGGAGGAATTGCATCTGATACATCAAAAACGGCGCAGACGGGGCTGATAATCGAAGACAGCACGGTTCAGATTGACATTTACCTGCCTGGTAACAAAAATCGAGCGTATGCTGAAGATATAAAATCGCAAGCTATTCGATTGCTGGGACGTAATACAAGGACTACTTCAACTATATTGATGGATAACTCAATCGGTCGAGAGGTCTATCATATCGTTATCAAGACGACCGAAACAATATTATAAACAAGGAGGTCCTGACTAGATGACTGAAAAAGGACAAGTAAAAATTACAACAGCAAAACCAATCGTTGGTAAGAAAGTATTTTACTTCATCCAATCGATCCATGCTGAAAAAGGAGAGGGAGCCTTGCTTCCTGCATACCGTACAGACGGAACAACTACTCTTGGGGGCGAATACCAGGATGAGCAAACACAACAAGGTCGCTTGCTTGAAAAATCAAGTGACGAGCACTCAATCGAATTGACTCAATACTTTGCGCCGATGGATCCATCAGTAAATGTAATCTTGAATGCTCAAGCTAAAGGCGAATCAATCAAGATTTGGCGCGTAATCGTGGATGAAAGTGTTAAGGAAAAAATCGGGGAAGATCCAGACAAAAAAGACGCTTATCCAGCTAAATTTGGTTACGCTAAAATCACTGATGATGTCGAATTTAACGATGGAGTAGAAGAGTTTGTTGAACTTTCATACACTGCTGGTATCGTTGGCCGTCTTCAGGATGGTAAATTCCCACTTTCTGCTGAGGAATTGGCTGTATTGAACAACATCTACGCTTACCAAAACCCAGGCGAAACCACAGGCGACTACGATAACATCCAGCGCTAATCTATCTAAGAAGGGTGACTGTCAAAGGTCACCTTTTTATTTTGTTTAAAAAAGGAGTATATACACATGGAATTTAATGTTGCAAAAAAAATCGTTGAAATCAAATTTGATTATCGCTTAATGTTCAAGATTGACAAAGATATGGCGACTAAAGATGCAAATGGCCAGTCCGCTGGAAATGGTGTCGGTGCGCTATTTTTCAAAATTGTCAATCGTGATGACCAAGGGATTGTTGATTTGATTCAATATTGTGCAAGTAAAAAAGGTAAAGCAGTGTCTGAAGATGAAGCTTTAGCAGCTATTGAAGCACGATTTGAAAAATCGGAAAGTGATGATCCTCAGGAAGAACTATTTCAGGAAATTGAAGAAGAAATGGTGCAGTCAGGTTTTTTCAAGAAGAAGATTTTGAAATATATCGAAAACATGAAACTTGGACAAGAATTGGCACAAGCTCAAGTGGAAGCTGGGGATCAAACAGCAGAAGCTCAAGTCAAAGCAATTTCAGAAATTATTGGCAAGATGGAAAACGCGGTATCTTAACAGAATGCGCCAAGCTCGGTCTTACTGATCAAGAAACTATTTTGTCTTGTAATAAATGGGAGCTTGATGCAATTTTGGAAGGCCTTTACTACAAACAAATTGAAGAGCGTGAAGCTCTTTCAGGTTTAGCTCTTGAACTGAGATATACATTGAATGCCAAAAAAGTCGATGCGAAGAAACTCAGTAAAAAGAGAGATAAGGACAAAGTTCGAAGGATTTTCCATCCGGACAAAAAGAAAGAAATCAAAAATAAAAACGATTTTGTGGCATTGCTTGAAAAAGCAAGTCAGATGTTTGCAAATAGAAATTAGTAACAGAAGGAGGTGGATGTATGAGTTTTGACGGTTCTATATACGCTTATATTGGGGCAGATACTAAAGATTATGAAAAATCAATGAATGAAATTGTATCAAATACAAAAAAAGCGTTCGATGATGCGCAAAAAGCTGCGGTCAATAGTTCAAATCAAATGATTCAAAAAATTGGTCAATTGATGAATGAGCTCGCAACTTCAAATGCTTCAATCGGTCAAAAAATAGGCCAAGGATTCAAAGGCGGTTTAAATATCGCTCTGGGCGAAATCCAACGTATCGCATCCAACATTGGTCAACGATTGCCCGAACCCATACAAGCAGGTTTGGCGAAAGTAACACAAGCGTTCACTAGTTTAAATTCTAAAATTTCAAGTGTTTTATCTCCAATTTCAAATAAATTTTCACAATTGGGTAGCACAATAGGAAATGCCTTTAATTCTGCTTTAGGAAAAGTAAATAATTTTACAAATCAAGTTGGCAATTCTTTAGGCGGGAAGCTTATTGGGAAAATAAGCTCCCTATCTGGAAAAATTACAAGTGGGCTCGGTAACGCCTTTCAACAAGCGGGTAGTAAAGCCACTAATGCTTTGATGGGGATTGTGAATCACACAAATCAAGCGGCATCTGCTACAAGCAATCTTATCAAGACAGCTCTTGGTATTTCGGCAGCATACGCAGGATTCAACTTCATCAAGAATGCAATCGGCGGTGCGATTACCAAATCGGCAGACTTTGAAGCGCGTATGAGCAGCATTAAGGCTGTTACTGGTTCTAGTACTGACGTCATGAAACAATTTCATGATGCGGCAATTAAAGCGGGTGCTGATACAGCATTTTCTGCAACTGAAGCAGCGGATGCCATTGAAGAATTGGCAAAAGCTGGGGTATCTACAAAGGATATCTTAAACGGTGGTTTGAATGGCGCATTGAACTTAGCCACCGCCGGGGAACTTGACCTGAAAGAAGCTGCAGAAATTGCTTCAACTGCCTTGAACGCCTTCAAACGCGACAATCTCAGTGTGGTAGATGCAGCGAACCAATTAGCGGGTGCTGCGAACGCTTCGGCGACAGATGTCCATGAATTAAAATATGGGCTTTCTATGGTTGCGCCAGTTGCGTCAGGGTTAGGTCTATCGTTTCGTGATACTACGAACGCCCTTGCAGTATTTGCTCAGAATGGTCTAAAAGGTTCTGATGCAGGTACATCTCTAAAAACAATGTTGATGAACTTACAACCTCAAACTAAAGGACAATACCTTGCTATGAAAAGGTTAGGAATCATCACAGAAGATGGTGCGAATAGATTCTTTACTGCAGAGGGTAAAATCCGCTCATTCGCAGAGATTTCACAAGTTTTACAAGATAGTTTGGGTGGATTGACACAACAACAGCAACAACAAGCGCTTAAAACTTTGTTTGGTACCGATGCGGTTCGTGCTGCAACTATCGCAATGAATGAGGGCGCAGATGGTGCTAATAAAATGCAAGCAGAAATCAGTAAGGTTACTGCTGCACAGGTTGCAGCCGAAAAGCTCAACAACTTAAAAGGTGCTGTTGAAGGTTTAAGCGGGTCGTTTGAAACTTTACAAATTAAACTCGGAGAATCCGTCTTGCCACTTTTTACTACGATTGTAAAATATGTAGACAAATTGGTTGATAAATTCGGGCAATCCAAAGCGCTTCAAAATTTCACTGATGCAATGGCGAACATCAATCCAGTCTTAGACCATTTCTTGAATGGTACGAAGTTAGCTGATGGTGTCATGGATAAATTCAAAAGCACGATGTCATCAGCTGCACCTATTTTAAGCCTGGTCGGTGGGTTACTGTTTTTTGGTCCTGCTACCAAGAACTTGACAAAATTGACAGGTCTCTTAGGTGGTCTTGGTGGTGAAATTAGTAGCTTCGGCGGTGCTATGGGTGGTATGTTCAATAATGCTGCAGGATATATCGGAGCATTTTCTTCTAAAATCGGAGGCTTACCTGGTGTCTTGGGAAATGCTGCATCTAGAGGTATTAGCATTCTTGGTATGATGTCGCAAGGAATCGGCTCGGTCATGAGTGTTGCGTTGGCAGCTATCGGTCCTGCTGCCATCCTTGGACTTGTAGTAGCTGGATTGGGGATTATTAACAACCAATTTGGCACTCAAATAGACCAGTTACTAAATATAGTAACGACTAAAGGACCTCAAATTATTCAAAATCTTGTATCAGGCATAACAAGTCAAATTCCTACTTTGATAGCATCAGGCGCAGATTTGATAGCAAAATTCGCCAGCGCTTTTGCAACTATGTTCCCTGTTTTGGTACAGGCTGGTGTTGATTTAATTGGTAGTTTGGTTCAAGGTGTAGGTCAAAATGCTACATCTCTAATTAGTTCAGCAGTTACTGTGATTGGAACATTTGTGCAGTCTATTGCTAGTGCGCTTCCACAGTTGCTTGGTATGGGTGTTGAATTGCTTGCAAACCTTGTCCAAGGTGTCCTAAACAATCTTCCACAGATTTTGCAATCAGCTCAACAGGCAGTAACTACATTCTTGAGTGGTCTTGGCCAACAAATGCCAAACATTATTCAGAATGGTATCCAAATTTTACAGAATCTTATTAACGGTATTATTCAATCATTACCAACGATTCTAAGTATCGCTGTTCAAGTGATCACTTCCTTTATCCAGGGATTAGTATCTAACTTACCTGCAATCATTAGTGGCGGTATACAGCTGATTGTATCTCTAGTTCAAGGAATCATTAATAATCTTCCACAGATTGCTCAATCTGCTGCCCAAATCATTGGCACATTAGTCACAGGGTTAGCAAGTTCAATTCCTCAACTCATCCGTGGTGGTATTGAGCTAGTTGCAAAACTAGTGGTTGGTTTAGTAGCTGGTTTGCCAAAAATTCTTGAAGCTGGGGCGAATATCATCTTTGAACTTGGAAAATCTATGCTAACTGCAATACCTGAAGCTATTGGAGGGGTTGTATCTGCGGTAGGAGACTTCTTTGGTGGTATGTGGGATTTCGTTACTGGGAAAACAAACGAAGGAAGCGAAACAGTTAAGACTAAAACGACAGAAATGTCAGATCATGTGTCTGCTAAAACGACAGAGATGTCAACTAACGCGACATTACAAGCACAGACAATGCAAACGAATTTAGGGACGTCATTTGATTTGATGGGAACTAGTACAGCTGGTACGATGGCAACCATGCAGACGAATGTTGATACAACAATGCAGAGTATGGCTGTTACCGCTGGGACAAACACCCAAACTCTGGCAACAAATGTACAAACAGGAATGACTCAAGCACAAACGAACGCTACCACTCAGGCGCAAGCTATGCAGGCGAATGTAGGTTCTAGCCTCGATACTTTGAGTGCAACAGCAGGAGCGACCATGACTTCCCTCCAAAACGTATCAAATACGGCTTTTCAAGGCGTGAACACAAGTGCTACAAGTTCTACTTCTCAAGCATCTGCAAATGTACAAGCAAACTACAACGCGATGCAGTCTGCTGCAGAAACGAATACCGCTGCAGTTCAATCAGCAACAGAAAACAATCTTGCAGCAGCAGAACGTGTTGCTCAAGAAAAGACTGCGAATATCGCAGAAAACATTACCCAAAATTTGAAGAACGCAGACTCAGCGGCTGCAAGTTCTATGGATTCTATTTCAAGATCAATCACAGATGGATTAAATCGGATTGATTCATCTGCTTCAAATTCAGGTAGCAAGATTGCACAATCATTCATTGAAACATTTGACAAAGCCAAAGACGTTACACAAGAAGGAATGGCCTCCCTTGTTCATTTCATGGAAACGGGAATGAGTAGAGCAATAGGGGTTTCTTATAGAGCTGCTAGTTCTATTAGTTCAACTTTTAGCATGCTATCCTCAACTTTAAACCTGGTTGGGCATAATGCCGGAATGGGCTTATATAATGGGCTTTCAGGTATGGCTGGTAGTCTTTACTCGCTCGCGTATTCAATCGCATCTAACATCGCACGGACAATGCGTTCAGCATTGGATATTCATTCGCCTTCCCGTGTGATGAAATCTATTGGTGGATTCACAGGTGAGGGGATGTATAATGGTATGTCTGATTGGGTTCGCAAAATCAACGGCGTTGCGAAACAGTACGCAATGGCAATTACAGACCAAAGTTATGGCGTTGATAGCTTAATCACGACTTCGGCTAGTGTGAATAATACCGGTCTGAAAACAAGCTTAGAAAATCTAAGCGATGATGTGAAGAATTCCCAATTAGCAAATACTAAATTTGAAATCCATAACGAAATTGTGGGGGACAAGATTTACACGTCTGTTAAAGAGCGAGAAGCGCGTGATCGTATCAAAGATGATTACTTTGTTTATGGATAGAAGGGCTATGAAATGGATTTACTGATTACACATGCCAACGCTGAGACTAAGTTATCTCAGCTCGGCATCTATAATATTAAAATTGAAGACAGCACGCCTTCTATTGAGGTAGATAGGCGGACAGTCAAGGGGCGCAGTGGCTATATTCACGATGGTCTGACGCTTCGCCAAAAAACAATTAAAGTTTCTGGAAGGTTGGCAGTTGCTAGCCTTTCGGCATTTATGGAAAAACAAGACGAGCTTGCAGGATGGTTATATGGTAATGAGCCTTATTTCATCACTAAAATGCATCCTGTACAAGATGATTTGTATGAATTTGAGTTACCAGGAGCGAAAACGGGGGATTTAAACCTTTTGGATATTCCGCACAACCCTTGGAAATACCGTTACAAGGTACATCTTAACCGTGAAATTGAGTTTATTTTTATTGGTAAATTAGAAGCAGGCCTGAAGTATGATGTTTCTTTTGAATTTGTAACAGCTGAAATACCGTATGGTGAGACAGTGCCTCGAGAAATTACCTTATCGGGTTCGTATATTACTTATCGCGGCACAGCTTCATTAAGTCAATTCGAAGTACCGTTTGTTGTTGAACTAACCTCTGATGCTCAGCAAACCAATTTCTTTGTAGAAATCGATGGACGCCGTTGGAATTATTCCCATACTGCGACGCCGATACAACCAAGGGAGAAGATCCTTTTATCAGGGGTCGAGACAAGTATCTATCGTCCGGGTGGCACTCAAAACCTCAATATTAACAATCGGACTAATTATGAGTATTTTATCATCAATCCAAATCCACAGAAACAGGTCAGTTTTTCAACAGATTTCCGTGGGACGGTCAAAATATTAGGTTTCAAAGAATTGTATAAGTAAGGAGGTGATAGATTGATTACATTTTTAGACTCTCAGCAAATTGAGAGAAGTGCTCAAGTTGGTTTTTCGACGGTTCAATCAGTGAATGGAGAATTGTCTGTAAAGGGAACGATCTATACGAATGATGATATTTTAAAGAATGTTGACCGAGGTTGGAGATTTCGATTGAATGATGAATATTACCGCATCATTTACGTTAAGCCCATCGACACAGGAAAACAAATTGAAGTCGAATTTGATGCAGTCCACCAATTTTTTTATGATATGGCTAAGTCGTCGATGTATGAAGTGTTGAACGGAACGCATTCTCTTAGATATTATCTTGACGCTATTTTCAAAAACAGCGGTTACAAATTTGACCTTGATATTGATGTGAAGTCGATTCGTAAAAGTGATTTTGGTTGTAAGTCACGGCTTTCTCTTTTTAATGACATTATTAAAACTGCAGGTGTTGAATTTTTAGTGAGCGGGCACCTTGTTCGTATTAGGAAATCCATTGGCTCGGATCAATCTACACTCGTCCGTAAAAATTTCAATATGAATGAAATCACTATTGAAAAAGACATTAATAGCTTTGTGACTTACCAAAAAGGTTTTGGAGCATGGAAAGATGAAACGGATCAAACGAAAGGTCGATATGAATCTGAATACGAAAGTCCATTAGCTAAAATATATGGACGGATTGAAGCAGAGCCAGTTGTCGATGAGCGATACAAAGAAACCGGCAAGCTTTTAGAACGATTAAAACAAAATGTAGATAATTCTTATAAAATCTCAATCGCAATCGATATGGAAGATTTATCTGCTGCAGGTTATAAAACCTCTACTCCTAAAGTTGGAGATTACATCATGGCGATTAATGAAACGTTGGGAATTCGTAAGCGAGTTCGTATTGTTTCGTTAGAAAGCAATTATGATGTATCTGGCAAGTTGATAAAAAGAAAAGTTGTTTGCAATGATGTTGGTTCCGTTCAAAGATACTCTTCAGAGATGAGCGTTTTATCTCGTTCTGTATCAGATTCAAAAAACGAAAGTTCGAAAGCAATTGAAACAGCAATCAGGGCTTTGGTATCGGCTGAAGGTAAAAACACGAATTATTTCGGTGATAAAAAACCTTTAGACAATCCTCCAGGGACAATCAAGAAAGGCGACCGACTCTTCCTGACTGCTGGTGACGAAACAGAACTTTATTTTTGGAGTGGGTCGGAATGGGTTATCGAACCTACAAGATTTGATAAAAAAAAATTCAATGTGGAATTCGACAAGAAAGCTGAAGCTATAAACAAAAGCATCCAGCAAGTTGGGAGTGAAGCCGCAACTGCTTTAGCCACAGCTGGAGCAAATACTTCGCTTATAAAGGAAACTCAGAAGATTAGCGAGCAAGCGAAAAAACAATTGGATTTACAATTTGCTGACTACAAGCAATCAGTAGACGGACGATTCACAAGCTTATCTTCTCAACTTGATAGCAAAGCTAATCTAATTGACTTTCAGCGAGTACAAGAGACTAGCAAGCTTTATGAGAGGATTATCGGTAGTACCGAGAATGACATTTCGAATAAGGTTGCTCGCATGGCTATGACAAGCCAGCTGTTTCAGGTTGAGGTGGCTAAAAATGTCGGAGATAGCCGAAATTATGTGAAGAATGCCGATTTTAGGGGTGGTTCTAAAAATTGGAGAGAAACGAACGTTTCAGGCTTGAATTTCAACTATGAACATTCATCACAAAATCGAAATAAATCGGGCGTGCATATTTATGGAACATCTATAAATGCTCGTTATTTTGGATTGCAACAGACAGTCAAAATTGAACTAAAAAAATCCGATAAAATCACTCTTTCTTTTTTGGTTTCAAAAGATGGACTTAGCACTTTCTCTGGCCTTGACATCGGGTTACATTATAGGAAAGATGGTGCAATAAAATCGCAGGCATGGAGGGAGATTCCAAATAGTGAAATAACTGCATCCGCTTATAAAAAACTTAATTTTAATTATGAGTTACCAGTTGACATCGATGAAATCAATTTAATGTTTTATGGAAATCCTGGGAAATCAATAAACCTTTACATTTCAGAGATAAAACTTGAAACTGGAAGCAATGCGACACCATTCACTCTAGCCCCTGAAGACACTGACGAAGCTGTTCGTACAGTTCAAAATCAACTCGCTGGCTCGTGGGCAGTCCAGAACCTCAACAGCGCAGGTGATTTGATTTCAGGTATCAATCTTGGAGCTAACGGCACCAATCGTATTTCTGGTAAATTGACTCACATCACAGGTGAAACTTTGATTGAAAATGCAGTTATCAAGTCAGCCATGATTGAGAGCGTCCTAGCTGACAAAATCACTACTGGTACTCTAAATGCTTCGTTAGTAAATATTGTTAATCTAAATGCAAATAATGTGACCTCGGGAACGTTCCGTGGATTGACTTTTGAAGGAGGAATCATTCGAGGTAATAACGGAAATACTGAAATAGACCTCAACAACAATATAACTACGTATAGAGGACAAGCAGGTATCAAATTTGAATCAAAATCTAACTACATGGTTTTTAGTTCGGGTGGCTATCATGCCTTCTTATCCCCTACCCAGAGTTCAAAAACAAATCAGGCTGCATGGGCGATAGGAGTGGCTGGAAAGTCTAATTTAGATCCGAACGAAAATTTCGTAGGATTGAAAATTTTTAATGGGCCTTATTCTGATTCAAAAAAATTATATCTTGTTGGAGATGTTCAAATTGTTAAGGATTCTGTTTCAAGAAATGCAACCGCTACATCGTTTGAAGATCTTGTAAATCAAATCCAGTACAATTTTATACAAATCAAAAATTGGTTCAAGAAAAATAACCTAGGGCATCCTGGTCTATATGACATCAAACTTTAAAAAGAGGATAAAATAAATGCAATTAAAACTACAAAATAAATACTTGCTGACGATTAAGTGTGTTTTGGAAAAACTGCATATCCAAAACATGAAGATTAATCGAGGGAAAGTCAAGTTTTACAAACATATTCTTGCAAAAATTGAAGAATACTATCAAGATGAGCAAGAAATTTTAAAAAAAGTTGCTATTATCAATGATGAAGGCTTTTTTGCGACAGACGAAAAAGGCAATATTCAACTGCAGAGTGGTGAGTCTTACGAAAATGTAAATCAGAAATTGAATGAACTCGCACAAGAAGAAGCTATTTTTCATGCAGGTGAATATGAAGAGCAATATAAGACATTCTTTGCTTGGTTAACTGAATGTGAAGAAGATTTGACTATGGATGAATCTATCCTGGTTGATGAACTGTTAGAACAGTTTGAGAAACAAATTTCTGAGGAGGAAAAATAATGGAATTTCAGCTTGTTAATAAGTATTTAAGAGAACCTGGAAAAACCTTTGTGGCTATTCGATGTCAGAACCCTTACACAGCATACGACCGTGTATTGGATGGAAACCGGATGGCAGAAAGTGACGAAAGTTTGATTGAAGCGGTAAAGAAAGTTGTCATCGCAGAGCTAGACCCAGCAGGAGCGATTGCGAGTATGCAGCAGAAAGTTGCAAATGCGTCCCAAAAAACAGAAGAGAATAAAGAAGCTGTTGAACGTATTGAAAAATTGACAAATATAATGATTTTGATGGCCATTTCAACAGACGGTGGTATGAGACAAGATTTGTATGACGAAATAGCAAATCTACTCCCTCATTTATCGCCAGGAGTAAGGTATACTGACGGGAGTATTGTTTCAATGGGTTATCCATTCGACACGAATGCTAAGTGGCCGAAAAACAAGATGACAATCTTTAAATTACAAATGCAGAAGTCAGAAGGTTATACATATAAGGGACAGACGGTCTCCGAAATGTTACAACAGGGCGTTCTTACGATGATCATGCCACGTATTGATTAGAAAGGAGATATATGCAAATCGAATTTTTCAATTTTTTTCGTAGCGTCGTCCAGACTGAAGACGGATTGGTCTTGTACGCTTTAGCTTTGATTGTCTTAATGGAAATCATTGATTTTGTGACTGGAACGATTGCTGCTATTGCAAACCCTGAGATCGAGTACAAGAGTAAAATCGGCATCAACGGACTCCTTCGTAAGATTTTAGGGGTTCTCTTGCTGATGATACTTATCCCAATGTCCGTACTCTTGCCAGAAAAGACAGGCTTCGCATTCTTGTACTCGATTTATCTCGGATACATCGCATTTACTTTTCAATCGCTCGTTGAAAACTACCGCAAATTAAAAGGAAATGTCACTCTTTTTCAGCCAATTTTAAAAGCATTTCAGCGCTTACTTGAAAAAGACGAAGATAAAAATAAAGGAGAATAACACATGTCACAATTTAACGAAATCATTATTGCATTTGCTACAGGCTTTTTAGCAGTAGCCACAGGCAGTATCATCAAAGCAGTAAAAGATTATCTTTTACGAAAAGGCGGAGAAAAGACCATCAAGATTGTTGAAATCTTGGCCAAAAATGCGGTCAATGCCGTTGAGCAGATTGCTTCTGAAACTGGCTACAAGGGCGAAGAGAAGCTGGAGCAAGCCCGCACTAAAATCCGTGCTGAACTGACCAAATACAACATCAGCATGACTGATAAAGATCTAGATACCTTCGTAGAGTCAGCAGTTAAGCAGATGAATGAAGCATGGAAAGGGGAGTAAGTATGGGACTAAATCTTGAAACAGCTATTGCTTGGATGCGTGCTCGAAAAGGGCAAGTATCTTATAGCATGGACGACCGCAATGGACCTGACTCTTATGATTGTTCAAGTTCAATTTATTACGCTCTATTGAGCGGAGGAGCAGTCTCCGCAGGATGGGCAGTCAATACTGAGTATGAGCATGACTGGCTCAAAAAGAACGGATATGAGCTCATCGCTGAGAACACTCCATGGGATGCAAAACGTGGAGACGTCTTCATTTGGGGGCGCCGTGGCTATTCTAGCGGAGCGGGTGGCCACACTGGTATTTTCGTGGATAGTGATAACATTATCCATTGTAACTATCGCTTCAACGGCATCACAGTGAATGATCATGACGATATTTGGCTATATGCAGGGCGACCTTACTATTATGTGTATCGCTTGACTAATCCATCTGCAACTGCCGAAGAGGTCAAGACAGGATGGCAACGTGATGACACAGGCTATTGGTTCGCTCGTGCTAATGGCTCATATCCTAAGAGTCAATTTGAGTACATCGAAGAAAACAAGTCATGGTTCTACTTTGACAGCCGTGGATATATGTATTCTGAAAAATGGCTCAAGCACACAGACGGCAAATGGTACTGGTTTGACGAAGATGGTTATATGGCCAATAGTGGATGGAAGAAAATCCATGGGAAATGGTACTACTTCAATCGTGATGGCTCTATGCAGACTGGTTGGGTTAAATACTACGAGAAATGGTATTACCTCAATTCAGAAAATGGCGATATGGTGTCAAATGCATTCGTCCCTTACAACGGTGGCTACTACCTCATGCTTGAAGATGGCCGATTGGCTGAAAAAGAAAGCTTCAACATTGAGCCAGACGGCTTGATCACTACGAAATAA